AAAAATTTTTTTTTTTTTTTGTATCTTCCTTCTTTTGTATATTGTTTTAATTTTGAAGTTTTTAGTTTTGTGATTTTAGTAAACCGTTTCGAGCCTATCGTACTTCCCATCCTTGCCTTGAGCCAAAAACTTGGTATTCAACTCGATCCTGGTGACGGCGGCAGTAAACTGCTCGGCACTGATGTGCCCCATCGAATCGATTGCGTCGAACCAATCATAGACATCGGAGAGTGGTCTCTCATAAGTATCGGCATTTATCCTAATGACGTCGTCAAAAGACATCAACGATCTCATCTCTTTGCAATAAGACCTGATACCGACCTGCACCTCTTGGAAGTGCTTGACAGACCTGAAACTCATTCCTGAAAGCTTTACAAGCTTCCGTCTAATGTTGGGTACCAGCTGGCCGTGGCAAAGAACGAAACCACAAAAAGCTGCGAAATTCCCCCACTCCATCGTCATGTCGAATCCACAGTACAGACCAAGTTCGTGCATTCGCGACCGGTTTATGTGCATATTGGCCTGATTCCGGTCGACATCGTCACCTTGGGTGAACAGGGCCATAGGCCCATCGCCTTCTATCAGCCAAAGACAGAGACAAGCCATAAGCATGGAATTCCCCTTCAAAGTCCAAGGGGCCCCACTAGGCTTAACCCACTGCAGTCTTGCTTCAACATTCGCATTGATGACCTTGTAGTCAGCGTATAACGAATAATACAACGCTAAGAAATCGGAGTCCACGCCCAAAAGGCGGTCAAACTCCTCATTGATCCTATGCGTAAAAGCATTCTGCTTGGAGTCCATCTCTACTGCATCTAACCTTACGTTCTCAGGCACGGGTACCTTCATGGTGGCTTTCACGAATTTTTCGGCGACCTCATCCATAGACATCCCGTTGTTCCATACGGTACTGTCGTTTAGAGAGGCTTTGATAACCTCGGAAATCATGCGACAAGCGTAACCGAAGAAAGAGTTCGCTCCCTTCGACCACGCCATAATGCCTTGTGAGCATTTCGCTGATGATTCCCAAGTCACCGGGTCTTCTTTAGCCTTGAAGTTTCCTTTGTTCTGAAACCTTAGGACTCGATCATCCTCCTCCGCGCTAAGGCAGTGGGCGCTTGAATAGCCCGCTGTTCTAACCTTTTTAAGCCAACCGTTATAGGTAGAGCTCATCTTGACGTCTGTCCAGGCTTGTATCAACTTCTCTTCGTCGATCATGCTTTCAAAAGCATTCTGCGCGATCTTTCT